AAACCGCTCTCGCTGGCAAAAACAAGAATGTCAGTTCAAGGGACTAAACATGTCCGAAGTCGCACCCACGGCACACGTTGCCGCATTCCCCACTCCCCAAAACACACTCGCTGGCGACTCCCCCACACACCGCACACACATTGCACAGATCACCATCAACGAATTCCAGACATGGATCACCGCTCTACAGGCTCGGCGCAATGCCGTCGTAGAGAAGGTCACACGCGCAAAGACATCGAGCAAGATTGCGAAGACAGCGAAGGAACACAAGTCACTTGATCGCATCTTGAAAAAGCTTGACCGCTTGCTCACTACACTAGAAGCTGAGACACGCGACTGTGAAGAGTTGATGAACGAAGCACGTTCACTCATCTTCATTGCAAGCGACGGCGAAGTACGCATCGAACACACGGAGATTGAAAATGACGATTCAAAAGAAAGCTAAGATGCTGCGTCTCAAGTACACAGATGGTGAGACACGTAGCGTTCTTGAGATTGCGTTCTGCAATCGTGGTGAAGATGCATGGAATCGAGACGCATTTACTATGGAAAAAGTAGACACTTTTCTCAAACTCATTCCACGTGGAGCATTGTCTAGGCACTTCAGTATCGGTGTCTTTGAAGAGTCTAATGATGTTGTGGGAGAATAGTCATGGCACTGATGAAGGTACGGCAAGTCGAGGAACTGTGGAAACAGATGCACAAGGACCCGCGTGAGACTTCTGTGATCTGTGCAATGCACGAACGTCTTCGCATCCAACACGATCAGATGATGCTGTTCGCGACTGAATTCAACAAGCTGATCGACTTGACAACCGAGATGATTCGCAAGCTCGGCGTACGTGATGACATGTTGAACAAGCTCGGCGTTGAAGAAATGGTCAAGAACATGAGCAGCGGTGTTGCTGCTGTTGATGCTCAAGATGACGATCCCGATGACACACAAACACGCGGGAGGCTTTCTTGACATTGATCATCAAAGACGAACCGCATAGCATCGAGTATCACATACGCAATATCTCACTTGAGGATGCGGACAAGTTGAGACTTGCGGGGCAGGTGTTCTATGACTTCACCAAACTCACGGCGATCAACACTTGTCCCACGTTTGGTGTACTACGCTACGCTTTGCATCGCACTGATTATCCTCTTACCTCTGGTGGCCGTAGGTTGGCTGTTGAGTGTGGTAGCGCTTGCCATGATTTCTTTGCTGCTCTCAGATTGTGGTCACTAGGCGAGATTCAGAACGGCAAGCTGCTACTTGCTCCTGAAATCTACAAGCATGGCATGCATCTATTCGGTGATGAGCGTATGGCAGAGATGCTCGCCGTACCACAAGACAGTGATCGAGTGAACAATGCACAGCTATTTGCTCTTAGTGCTCTTCATACTAGCGGTTATTACGATGATCCTAGTGATCGTAAGCGAACGATGTCCAACATGGAGACCGCTTGTCTGGCCTATGCGGATCGTTACCTTGCTAGCGATAAGCCTGTACTTGTTCGTGATGGCATCATAGGCATTGAGATACCGTTCGTGTTGGAAGTAACGAAGATGCGGAACAGTAAGGTAAGCTTTGGTGACGGTCCTGCATGGACAAAAAACGAAGTGCAATACTACTGCGGACGCATCGACGGCATCCACCAGTACGGCTCACACGCCATCGTCGGTGAGAACAAGACTGCTGCACAACTCTCGCAGTCATGGAAGAACAGCTTCGCCATCTCACATCAAGTGACAGGCTACACTATCGCAGGTACATGCATTCTCAACGAGGACGTATTCAATGCAGAAGTCATGGGAACACAGATACCGCTTCCGCGCGATGCTTACAACGGCGTTGTGTTTCAGCCTGAGTCGCGAACCGAGTCTGATCGCCTACGATGGTGTGAATGGTTTTTCCAAGGAATCGCCACGTATGAAAGATATGTATCGAGACCACATGAAGCGCCCCGCTACTCCCATTCGTGCAATCGTTACTTCTCTGCTTGCGAGTTCATTCCGTTCTGTTCATTGACACGTGAGGAACAGAGCGACGCAGTAGAGAGTATGCGTATCGAGGAATGGAGTCCTCTAAATCACCTACAAGAGAAGGAAGTGTGACATGTACGCAGTTGAAGAAATCGATATGGACGGATGGGACTACGCTGTTGTCAACACGTCGATTCAGGATGAAGAAAGTCAGCATCCGATCGAATGTCTCTGCGACAATCAAGAGGCTGCTGACAAGATCGCTGCACTCTTGAACAAGGGCTAACATGGAAACGCACGGACATTCTTCAGACTACAATCATACACCAACGTACAACACTTGGTCTATGATGAAGCAGCGTTGCTTGAATGAGAAGCATGACTCATATCACTACTACGGTGGTCGCGGCATCAAGGTATGTGATCGTTGGCTGGTGTTTGAGAACTTTCTTGCTGATATGGATGAGCGTCCAGAGAACATGACACTTGATCGCATTGACAGTGATGGAGATTACGAACTATCTAACTGTCGATGGACCACACATCTAGTACAGATGCGTAACTCTTCTCAAACCAAATTGACATTTGAGCAAGCTGTTGATATAATCTGTATGAAGTTCAAGAAGATTTCGCATCAGAAGATTGCAGATCACTTCAATATGTCACGCCCTAACATCAGTAGTGTAGGACGTGATACATGGTTGGATGCATTACCAGCCGCTTGTCAACGTATGGCAGCAACATTGAGGATTGAAGATGGTAGTAACGCTCACACCGCTTAATGCTTCTCTCAAACGAGTATCAATGTTTATTTGGGGTCTCCCTGGATGTGGTAAGACGCACTTAGCGAGTACAGCACCAGGCAAAAAGTTGTGGATTAATTTTGACTCAGAAGGCATGGCCGGCGTAGCTAAAGAGCAAAAGGAAAATGTGGTAGCACTCGATTACAGCACAGAAGCGGTGAACTATGTCGAGCAAGCAAAGACAGTCAACCCGTTCAACGTCGAAGGTATTCTGCGAGACAACCCCGATATCACCACAGTCGTTGTCGACAGCATCACTCAGTTCGTCAACAATTGCGTGTCATACAGTGTCGGACGCGCACCGGGTAGTACATTCGAGAACCNATCGACATCTAATCATGATCGGTCACGAAGGACCACCACAAACAAACGAAGCTGGCGTCATCCAATCAATTGCTGTCATGCTTGGCGGCACTCTACAGGTTGACGTACCGAAACAGCTTTCAGAGGTTTGGCGTATGCAAGACACCGGCACTGAGCGCCGCGTCACAGTACGCCAGATAGGCTTGGCTAAGCCGATGAAGACTCGCATGTTTGACACACAGTCAGGCTACGACTTCATCAGCAGCACCAAGACGCAGCCGAACAAAGTCACTCTCGAAATGCTGTTCAAGCAGTGGCAAGAGAGTAACTACGAGAAGCTGCAACTACCCAAGTAGTGCACTACTGGTAACATCAACGTTGAAAGAGAGAACACACTATGGCTGATGACAACACGACGCAGTTCGGCAGCGTTATTGACTTCTCGCAGGACATCTCGACTGCAGAAGCCCCGCCGCCGCTGCCTGCTCGCACCTATCTCGGTACGTGCACCGGCGCTGAACAGAAGCAGTCGCAGAAGGGCAGCATGTACGCTGCTGTTGAGTTCACGATTGCTCCGGATCAGTTCCCGCCTGACTTCGCGGCTGTGCAGAAGGATGCCGTGAAGCTCATCTTCCGCCGCGTTCCCCTCTCTGATGACATGCGTAGCCGCTACCAGCTTCGCAAGTTCGGTGAGGCTATGCGCGTCTCTCTCGGCCGTCGCGTCGATCTCAATGACTTCATTGGCAAGAGCGCCAATCTCAAGGTTGGAGAGAGCGAGTACAACGGCGAGAAGCGTGCGGAAATTCAGGCTGTTGAGCCTGCGTAGGCTTGACGTACTGGATAGACTAGAGTAAAGAGTACGCATCGGACAGGGATGGTCCTGTCCGATGCGAGTTTAATCAACACACATTAGAAGGACTAATACCATGGCTGCTCCCACCACTCAGACTGCGAAGCCGAAGCGCAAGGCCGTTGCTCGTGCCCCGAAGCCGCGTGAGATTGCTCTCGTCTACAAGGGCACCATCGACGGCGAGGTCGAGATTGTTGAAGACTTCGGTCCGGCGTTCGTTGATCGTATGATGGGCGACCGCNNCGAAGGTCCGCAAGCCGCGTACCGCCGCTGATGCTCCGCTTGCTGCGTCTGCGTAACTAGCACACACTACGTGAGCTAGGCAGGCCGGGAGCGCACAACTCCCGGCCTGTTTTGTATCTGTGATCAGCCGGGTTAGCACAGCGGTAGTGCAGCGTCTTTGTAAGGCGACGGTCGGGAGTTCGATCCTCTCACCCGGCACCACACGCAGGAGAGTACATGGATCGCATCGAAGTGATGATACCAGAACCACATGAACCTAACCACGGAGTACATGCCAAGTCACACAGCAGCGCCAGTCGAGTCACTATCCGCACCAACGAAAGAAGTCGATTGCTCACCTCGAAATGGGCAGGAATCCTAGGACTATCGGAGTCAGAATTCATGAGAGCAAGCAGCTATAACATGGCTCGTGCGTTAGAAGCTAGAGCCGCAACATCAGAGACAAAGGACAAGGACAATGACAACGCAGGTAATCGAAGTAGATGATGACGTTTTTCAGATCACTACTGAGCACGACGACGGTTCTGTAACTGTCGAGACGGTACACGGACGTGATGCGTATGACCATCACTTCACGCTGAACACACAGAGGAACACACACAATGAGTACGGAATCCGATACGCCTATGCTGCCGGACGCAAAGCAGCAGGAAGCGGTAACGCTTGGATGTGGCACCACTGATCGCATCGTAGGCGTCACTGGTAGCGCAGGCACCGGCAAGACACGGTTGATGAAGCAGATCGCAGAAGCATTCATCGACGCCGGACACACAGTTTCAGTAGCCGCACCGACCGGCAAAGCAGCGAAGCGTATTAGCGAAGCCACAGGGCTACTCGCTACTACGCTTCATCGCTTGTTGGAGTACACGCACCCCGGCGATCCCGACGAGAAGACAGGAAAGATTCTCGGCATCTCTGTACCGAAGCGCAAGCCTGACAATCGCCTCGAAGCAAGCGTCGTACTTGTTGATGAGTACAGCATGGTCAACTCTGAACTTGATCGCAACTTACTCGACGCTATTCCCAACGGCGGTCTTGTGCGTGTGTTCGGTGACGTGAACCAGCTTCCTCCTATCGAAGAAGGTGGCTTCAATACAGTGCCGAAACCGTCACCGTTTCAGAAGCATCTCAAG